GAGCTCGGCGGCTGGGACGAGGCGCTGCTGCTGGAAGAACTGCGCGGGTTGCTGGCCGAGGACTTCGATCTCGGGCTGATCGGCATTCCCGAGGACGAGCTGGACGCCCTGCTGCATGATGCCGATGACGAGGACCGCGCGCCCATCGACGATGACACCGCGGACACGATCCCTGAGCCGCCAACTGAGCCCATCACGCGGCCCGGCGACATCTGGGCGCTGGGCGACCACCGGCTGATCTGCGGCGACGCCACCGATCCGGCGCTGGTGGCGCGGTTGATGCAGGACGACGCGGCCACGCTGGTGTTCACCTCACCGCCCTATGCGCAGCAGCGCGACTATGTGGCCGCCAAGGAGAAGCTCGGCGATTGGGATGCGCTGATGCAGGGTGTCTTTGCCGCCGTCCCGGTCACGGCGGCCGCGCAGCTGCTGGTCAATCTCGGGCTGGTCCATCGCGATGGCGAGTGGATCCCCTATTGGGAAGGCTGGGTGGACTGGATGCGCGCGCAGGGATGGCGGCGCTTCGGCTGGTATGTCTGGGACCAAGGGCCCGGCCTGCCCGGTGACTGGAACGGCCGGCTCGCGCCCTCGCACGAGTTCATCTTCCACTTCAATCGCGCGCCGCGCAAACCGCACAAGACCGTACCCTCCAAGCACGCGGGCGAAACCCTCGGCGGCGGTGGCCTGCGCACCACGCAAGGCCAGGTCAGGCCCAAGACCGGTACCGGCAATGCGATCCAGAGCCACCGCATCCCCGACAGCGTCTTCCGCATCATGCGCCACAAGGGCGGGCTCGGGGCGGCTGGATCGCATCCGGCCGTGTTCCCGGTGGCGCTGGTCGAGGCGGTGCTCGCGGCCTTCACCGATCCGGGCGATCTGGTCTATGAACCCTTCTGCGGCTCGGGCAGCCAGCTGGTCGCGGCCGAGCGCACCGGGCGGCGCTGCTACGCGGTGGAACTGGACCCGGCTTATTGCGACGTGGCCGTACGGCGATGGGAATTGGCGACCGGGCGAACAGCCAGTCAGATCCTCGAACAAGAGGAGGCAGCGAAACCTGCGCGCCGCACGAGGACGCGCGCATGACGCAGTCGCGCCGCATGTCGCTCATCGAGGCAATAACCAACGTTGCGGTGGGTTATGCGTTGGCGGTCGCCTCGCAGATCGTGGTATTCCCATGGTTCGGTGTGCAGGCTAGCCTCGGCGAGAACCTGGCGCTGGGCGGGGTATTCACCGGCATATCGCTCCTTCGCAGTTACGCGCTGCGCAGGCTGATCGAAGCCGCGCAAAGACGATAGCGTGCGTCTGCTGTGCGGACGAGGACTTAGTGGTCATTGGAGTTCGACATTTGAATGGCTGCTTCGGGGGAACAGTCAATAGTGTTGCTTCTTCCGGGGATACAATCTTTAAGCAAAATTCGAATCCAATAACCAATCCAGTAAACTCCGCTCATTCTTCAAGGAGGGCTACGTAAGGGTGTTAGTCAGTCGACTGGACGCTCAAGTTCGAGGATCAAATCGAAGCCCTTTTCGTCGGGAAACCTTTCTCGCGTCAGACTAATGCGCGTACCTCTAACAATTCTCTTGAAGCTCTCCTGTTTGCGCAGTAAATTCTTCAACTCATCGTCACCACCTGTTAAGGCCTGTTCGCATAGCCTGTCTGCGATCATGCCAAACTGTTCAAGAGTTTCTTCCGTCGCAAAATCCTTTAAAAAGCGTCCCTCGAGCTTTAGCTTCTGAACCAGCCCTTTTACGCCTGAAAAGGAGTAACTGACGATGTTAATATCAAGTGCCCCAACAAGCTCCTTTGATGCGAGACCAGACCACCACTCGTCGTCATAGGTGGCATGATAATCACTTGTACGAAGATCCTCAGCGGATAGAAACTCGCGCGCCAAGAACGGGCTCCAACCAAGTTCTTCTTCTACCTCAGGTGGGTTCTCCTCTTCCCGTTCGTACTGCAAGATATCTCGTATGATAACATCGACATCGGTCTTTTCACGTGCAGGCATGATGTGGAATTGCCGGGTTGCACGCCGAAGCAACCACGGCCGCGCTAAGAACACCAATATGAATCGCTTTTTTGCGTAGCGCTTCAATTCCTCGGACTGGAACGTCTTTAGGTCAATCTGGATCCGCGTGCGTTCGATGTGAGAGTAGCAATGAAGGGCATAGAAGAACGGTAGTGAACCGATGGTAAAATATATCGGAAGTATAAATGTGTGAAGCGTCTCGGAGACAAAAAACTCTTCGGGTGCATCTAGTATCCGAGAGATTGAGTTCCCGAATATGGCGACAGCAACCGCAGCCAAAACCCAGTTTATGAGGGAATTGACCTGAGCGTGTTCAGGATCGCGCTCCGAGAACGCCGCCAGCATCGCAATTACTGTGACTACGGGCGTAAGCGCAAGCTCGACGGGTAGGCTGAACGTCCTTGCGACGTAGATAAACTCTAGAAGAGCAGTGCCGCTGACTACGGCTTTAGCATAGCCACGAAAATGCTGGCTATCTTCCTTTGCGTCAAAGGCTCGAAACAGAAGAGGCAGACCACCAATAAAGTACCATACGATGGTCGGGATAGTTTGGCTTGAACTCCAAAAAAATAAGCTGTTGCCTATCCAAGCAAGTAACGTCACGCACCCAGCAAAAAAACCAAACACTATCAGCAATCTTGGGGCGAGTATCGCACGAAAGACGCGTGCTAGACTTCGGCGTACATCCTCCGACTTCAACAAGAAGAACACGAAGGCCAAGAGCAGCCAAATGACGCCTGCTATTTCTCGGTTATTGAAGTTTACTGTAACGATACGCCATAGATCGGCCAACAATATTGCACTCCTTCCCTACTTGGATGATCTTCTATCAACTTTTTAGGCCTTGTCGCGTACCTTCAAGTGCGGACATTCGCTCATGCCAGAGCATCGGTCAATTCGGGCTCCGAGCCGTCACCTGACCCTTTTGGTCGGACTTGACGGATCCCCAATCAGCCTGACCGGTGGCGGCGTGGGATCGTGTCACGCGATTCGATGCACCGTTCCTCGTCCTTGTTCCTTCGCTGAAGTGATCGCGAGACCCAGCTTTTTCTTGAGCCCGCCCGAGATCATGCCTCTCGCTGAATGCGGCGCCCATCCCGTCGCTTCGACGATTTCACCAATGGACGCCCCCTCGGGCCGCTGAAGCAGCGCGATGATCTGGGCCTGTTTCGTGCCCGCCCGTACGGCGACGGGTTTCGGGGCATCGGGAGTTTCGGACGTTGGCGCGGGATCCGGCTTGGCCTTGCGCGGATTGGTCACCGTGCTGGCCACGACGGGCTCGATCCCGATGGCCTCCAAGCCCTCTGCAGTCACGACCAGCGTGGTGCCATGCCCGTCGCCGGTCTCGCGCCAGAGTGGATCACCGCGGCGCAGATCGGCCTCGACCTCTTCAAGCCAGCCGCGCGAAATCATCGCGGCGACAGACTTCTTCGCGGCGGCCCCGTGCAGCCCGTCGGGCAGTGGCATTGCGATGTTGTCAGGGCGCTGGGCCCCGGCGCTGAGAATGATGGTCTGGGTGTCGGTGAGCTTGGGCATGGGAGCCTCCGGTTCTGGTCGGGCTGCGCGGAATTGCGCGGCCTCCTACCGGGTGAAGCCCGCCGCGAAGGCAGGCCGCACCCTTCTCCGGGGATTGGACAAGCTAGCGGGCGTATTCGCCCTCGCCGAAGGCGCTGTCGGTGATGCGCTTGAGCAGACCGTTGTAGTGTTCGAGCGTGCCGACCATGGCCCAGCCCACCTCGTCGGGGTGGGTCTCGAAGTGGTCGTCGCTGAGTGCCTGCAGGCGCGCGAGCCGTGCGTCGATTTCGGCCTTCTTCGCGACGAAGGCGTTCAATGCGGCTTCCTTGTTGCGCCGGGCCTTCTCGGCGCGCAGCTGGTGGCGGGGTGTGGTTTGCGAGTTCAGGCTGGTCATGGCGTGGCTCCGTTGGGTGAGTTGCATCGTCTTGTGCAATCACAATCGCTCTGGCGGATCGGAAAGTGTAGGCAAATCAGGACCATAAGATTGCGTTCTGATCATCCGATCGGATCAGATCAGCTCCATCCCGGCCAGCACGGTGCTGGCGGCGGCAAGCTGACTGGTGGGCAGTTCGATCTTGAGATGCGAGATCACGTCCGACGCCTCGGCATTGATCCCGGCCTCGCGCAGCGCGGCCTCGATGGTGTCGGCGACGGCGTCGGGGTTCTTGCGACTCAAAGGGTCGGGCAGCGTGTCGTGATCGATGCGGATGGTGGTGATGGCGGTCATGCGGTGTCTCCGTCCTGAAGTTCGAGCATGGCGAGGATGGCGCAGGCCATCCCGCCGAGGAATTCGCTACGGCGGAAGACGATCTCGTCTATGTTGTTTGCCGTGGTGATCGCGGGATCGACCGCGAGGTCTTCCGCCATGTGCGGCAGCAGGCGGCCGGCCTCGGCGTTGTAGCGTTGGGCGATAGTCATGGGCGTGTCTCCGATCAGGCTTTGTTGTCCTGATCCGAGAATCGCTCCGATCCGGAGCGTAATCAACTGAATTAGACGATCCTTATCGTTTATGTTCAATGGCCTAAGGGAGCGCATGGGGTCATGGAAGGTCTATCTGAGCGTGCCTATGCCGCCCGGTCCGGGCTGTCGCGCGGGGCCGTGCAGAAGGCGCGCAAAACCGGTCGGCTGGTGCTGTATCCGGATGGCTCGATCAACGCGGCCGCCTCGGATGCGCGGCGGGCAGAGATGACCGATCCCGACCAGAAGATGCGCGCGCAGGGCGGGGTTGGCACCGGCGGCGGCGATGGCGCGGCCGGCGCGGTCTCCGGTCCCGGCGACAGCGCCTCCTATCTGAAGGCCCGCACCGCGCTGACCGTCTATCAGGCGCAGGAACGTCAGCTGTCGATCCAGCGCAAGAAGGGCGTTCTGGTCGACCGCGCGCGGGCCGAGACGCTGGTGTTTCGCCTTGCGCGGCAGGAGCGCGATGTCTGGGTGACCTGGCCCACGCGCGTGGCCGCATTGATGGCCGCGCAACTGGCCGCAGAGATGGAGGCCGCATCGGGAGAGGCCGTGACGATCGAGACGGCGATCCTGCAGAGGGTGCTGGAAGCGCATGTCCGAGAGCAGCTCGCCGCCCTCGCAGACCTCCGGGTCTCGCTTGAATGATGAGGGTGATGACCACCGCCTGACCGACAGCGACCTGACCGCGGACCTCGACCTCGGCTTTGACGGGTCAGAGGACATCCTGCGCGCCTGGCGGCGCGGCGTTCGCCCGGATCCGGATCTGACGGTATCGGGCTGGGCGGATGCGCATCGCTGGCTGTCCTCGCGCGCCTCGGCCGAGCCGGGGCGGTACCGCACCGCGCGCACGCCCTACCTGCGCGCGATCATGGACGCGCTCTCGCCAGGGCATCCCGCACAGCGGATCTCGTTCATGAAAGCCGCGCAGGTGGGCGCGACCGAGGCCGGCAACAACTGGATCGGGTTCGTGATCCACCACGCGCCGGGGCCGATGCTGGCGGTGCTGCCCACGGTGGAGATGGCCAAGCGCAGCTCGCGCGGAAGAATCGATCCGCTGATCGAGGACAGCGCGGCGCTGAAGGAGCGCGTCAGGCCCGCGCGGTCGCGGGATGCGGGTAATTCGATGCTGTCCAAGGAGTTCCCCGGCGGCATCCTGGTGCTCACGGGGGCCAACTCGGCCACCGGCCTGCGCTCGATGCCGGCGCGGTACGTGTTTCTCGACGAGGTCGATGCCTATCCGGCCTCGGCCGACGAGGAAGGCGACCCGGTCACGCTGGCCGAAGCCCGCACCACCACCTTCGCGCATCGGCGCAAGGTGTTCATGGTCTCGACGCCCACGATCCGCGGGCTGTCCCGCATCGAGCGCGAGTTCGAGGCCAGCGACCAGCGGCGGTATTTCGTGCCATGCCCGCATTGCGGGGCGATGCAGTGGCTGCAGTTCGAGCGGCTGCGCTGGGCCAAGGACCAGCCGGAGACCGCCGCCTACCACTGCGAGGGCTGCGCGCGCCCCATTGCCGAACATCACAAGACGGTGATGCTGGAAAAGGGAGAGTGGCGGGCAACAGCAGCGGCGACCGACCCGACGGCCATCGGCTTTCACCTCTCGGCACTCTATTCGCCGATCGGCTGGAAAAGCTGGGCGCAGATCGCCCGCGACTGGCTGGCAGCCCAGGGCTCCGACGAGATGCTGCGCGCCGCGCGCAACACCCTGCTGGGCGAGACATGGGTGGAGAGCGGCGAGGCCCCGGACTGGCAACGGCTCGCGGACCGGCGCGAGACCTATCCGGCGCAGATCCCGGAACAGGGGCTGTTCCTGACCGCCGGGGCGGATGTGCAGAAGGACCGGATCGAGGTCGATGTCTGGGCCTGGGGCCGCGGTCTGGAAAGCTGGCTCGTCGATCACATCGTCATTCCGGGTGGGCCTGACGATCCCGTCTGCTGGGAGGCGCTGACGGCACTGCTGGGTCGGACATGGGCACATGAGAAGGGCGCTGTCATGACGCTGGCCAAGCTCGCGATCGATACCGGCTACGAGTCCGCCGCTGTCCATGCCTGGGCGCGCCAGCAGGGCACGGCGCAGGTGGCCCCGGTCAAGGGGCTCGAAGGCTTCAACCGCGCGACGCCGGTCTCGGGGCCGACCTTTGTCGACGCGACGGTAAACGGGCGCAAGCTGAAACGCGGGGCGCGGCTCTGGAGTGTGGCGACCGCCACCTTCAAGGCCGAGACCTATCGCTATCTGCGGCTGGAGCGCGCGTCTGAGGTAGAGGCACCCAACCCGGCCGGCACGATCCACCTGCCGGACTGGGCCGACAGCGAATGGTTGAAACAGCTGGTCGCCGAGCAGCTGGTCACCATCCGCAACAGGCGCGGCTATGCCAGGCAGGAATGGCAGAAGATGCGCGAGCGCAACGAGGCGCTGGACACCCGTATCTATGCCCGGGCCGCGGCCTGGATCCTCGGCGCGGACCGGTTCGACGCGCGGATGTGGCAGAGCCTCGAGAAACAGGCCGGGGTGGAGAGCGCCGCCCCCGAGCCGGACGCGGCACCCGAGACACCCACCGAGCCTCAGGCGGGGCGCGTGACCACACCCCGACGGCGCGGCTGGCGGGTGAGCACGCCAAAATACATGGAATGAGCATGACCCTCGACGATCTCAAACGCCACCACGGCGCGCTGCTGACCGCGCGCTACAGCGGCACGCGCAGCGTCAGCTATGACGGCAAGACCGTCACCTATGGCTCGGACGCGGAACTGGCGGCCGCGATCGCGGATATCGAGCGGCGGATCGCATCGCTGGAACGCACCGGCCGCCGCATCCTCCGCCCGTATGCCGCAAAGGACCTGTAATGACCGCGATGAACTGGCGGCAACGCCTCGGCGCCTTCATCGGCGGGTTCGACGCGGGCCAGCACCACAGGCGTCTGCGCGGGTTCCGCGCGACCCGCGCGCATGTCAACGCGCTGATCGCGGCCAGTGGCCCCGACATCACCGCCCGCGCGCGCTGGCTGGTGCGCAACAACGGCTATGCGGTGAATGCGGTGGAAAGCTGGGCGGCCAATACCGCGGGCGACGGGATCAAGCCGATCTCGAAGATCGCAGACCCTGCGCGCAAGGAAGAGCTGCAGCGGCTGTGGCTGGCCTGGACCGACGAGGCCGATGCCGAAGGGCTGACGGATTTCTACGGGCTGCAGCGCCGCGCCGCGCGCGAGGTCTTCATCGCGGGCGAGGTGTTCTTCCGGATCCGGCCGCGGCGGGCGGGCGACGGGCTGTCGGTGCCGCTACAGCTGCAGATGCTGCCCGCGGAGATGCTGCCACTGGAACAGAGCGGCACCGCGGCGAATGGCAACACAATCCGTCAGGGGATCGAGTTCGACCGGATCGGGCGGCGCGTGGCGTATCACTTCCTGCGGCGTCACCCGAGCGATAGCACCGACCCCGGGCTCGCAGGCGAGATCGTGCGCGTGCCCGCCTCCGAGGTGATCCATGTGATCGACCCGGTCGAGGGCGGCCAGCTGCGCGGGGTCTCGAAACTCGCCCCGGCCATCGTGAAGCTGTTCCTCTTGGACCAGTATGACGATGCCGAGCTGGACCGGAAGAAGGTCGCGGCGATGTATGCGATGTTCGTCACCTCGCCGGCTCCGGAAAACCCGCTGGCCCCGCCCGAGGAGGACGACGACCCGGGCGGCGTCGAGATCAGCCCCGGCCAGATCGTCCGGCTCGATCCGGGCGAGGATGTCACTGTCGGCCAGCCTGCCGACAGCGGCGCGACCTACGAGCCGTTCCAGTACCGCACGCTGCTGCAGATATCCGCAGCACTGGGCATTCCCTATCCGTATCTGGCCAATGACATGGTGAAGGGCAACTTCTCGAACTCGCGCCTGGCGCTGATCGAGTTCCGCCGCCGTGTGTCCGCCTGGCAGCATTCGGTGATGGTGTATCAGCTCTGCCGCCCGGTCTATGCGCGCTGGATGGATGCGGCCGTGCTGTCGGGGGCGCTGGGCCTGCCACGATATGAGACCGACCGATCCCGGCTGCTCACCGCCGACTGGCTGCCTACGAAATGGGACTGGGTCGATCCCCTCAAGGACGCCAATGCCGAGATCGCCCAGATCGAGGCGGGGCTCAAATCCCGCACTCAGGCCATCGCCGAGCGCGGCTTTGACGCCGAGCAGGTCGATCGCGAGATCGCCGCGGAACATGCCCGCGAACGCGCGCTGGGCCTCGATTTCCGCCGGCCAGGATCACCGGCGCAGGGCGCCGCGGGCGTGCCGGTTGATGGGGATGATCGAGACGGGACCTCGTCCGACGACGCCGACGACGATGACGACACCGCGGAGACCCGCCCGCACACAGACGAGGACCAGCCCTGATGCTCCATGCCCGGATTGCCGCGCGCGCCTTCAATACGCCGCTGCTGGTCGAGCCCTCGAAAGCCATGGCGTTTCTGTCGGGACTCGGGCCGCGCGTTCTCGGGCGGCAGGTGGAGATTGCGAATGAGGACGATTTGGCGGGCATTACGCCGCTACCCGCTCGTGCCGGCATTCTGGCCGGAAACCTCACTGAAAGCGTGCGTCAGCATGGCGACGCCCCCTATCCGGTGATCGACGGAATCGCCGTGATCGAAATTTCCGGCGTTCTGATCCATCGCGGTGGCTGGATCGGGGAGTCCTCCGGCCAGACCAGCTATGAGGGGATCACCGCGCAGATCGAGGCCGCTGCCAGCGATCCTGCTGTGCGCGGGGTTGCATTGGAGATCGACAGCTTCGGCGGCGAGGTCGCCGGGGTCTTCGATCTGGCAGACCGCATCCGCGCGTTGCGGCGCGACAAGCCCGTCTGGGCCTTCGTGGCGGAACACGCCTTCTCGGCGGGCTATGCGCTGGCCTCCCAGGCAAACCGCATCCTGCTGCCGCGCACCGGCGCGGTCGGCAGCATCGGAGTTGTCGTCATGCATGCCGATCTCAGCGGCCAGCTCGACCGGGACGGCGTGCGTGTGACGTTGATCCATGCGGGATCCCACAAGGTCGACGGCAATCCCTACGCGCCACTGCCCGACGCGGTCCGCGACGATATTCAGCGCGAGATCGACGTGCTGCGGTTTCTCTTCGCCGAGACGGTCGTCGCCGGCCGCGCCGGGTCCCTGAGCCAGGACGCCGCACTCACGACCGAGGCCGCGATCTATCGCGGTGCCGATGCCGTCGCGGCGGGGCTGGCCGACGAGATCAGCGATCTCGCGCGCGGCTTTGCCAGTTTCCGCGCGCATGTCGCCGGTGAAAACACCCCGCCGCGCCGGCGCGTGCACATGGCTCGACCATCTCGATCCAGCCCCCAAACCACCACCCGAAAGGAGACCGCCATGGCCCAAGAGACCGACAATGATGAAACCGCGCAGGAGATCACGACGGATGCGCAGGACCCGAAGGATGCCGCTTCGAATGTCCCGGCCGATGGCTCGGTCAGCGCTGAACATCATGATGCGACGGCCGCCAGGATGCCCGCAGCGCCTGCTTCGGAGAGTCCGGCACCGCCCGCCGCGCCAGTTGCCCCTGAAGCATCTGCAACCCCCGCGCCAACAGCAACTCACCCCGGCAACCTGGCCGAGCTCTCGGCGCAGCTGCGCCAGGAGGCAGCGGAGATCACCGAGATCGCCGCTCAGGCGGGCCGCCTCGGGATCGCCATCGACGCCGCGAAAGCCCTGCGTGAAGGGACAACCCCCGAGGCCCTGCGCAGCCTCGTGCTCCAACGCGCCAGCGCCGCTGCAGATGCCCGCGATATCGTGGCGGCACCGCCCTCACCGGTCCTGCCACAGGCGACGGAAAGCCCGCTCATCGCGGCGGCAAAGCGGGACGCAGCCGCGGGCAAACGCACCTGACGCCCAAGCTGCGCCTGGACCTACCTCCCGACAAACCAATGCCCGACCGATCCCCCGCCGCACCACTCCGGCAGGGGATTTCCCTTGTCTCATGGCCCTGAAGGATCCCCGACATGCCCGTTCTGACCCAACCGCCTACCATGGGCGATGTCCTCAAATACGAGGTCAACCCGAACTACACCCGCGAGACCGTCCCGCTGCTCGCCGGCACCGCCTATCCGGTCGGGTCGGTGCTGGGCCGCATCACCGCCAGCGGCAAATACAAGCTGGCCACCTCCGGCGGTACGGACGGCGCGCAGACCGCCGGGGCCGTGCTGCTCTACGCGGTCGATGCCACACTCGGCGATGCCGTCGGCGTGGTGCTCGTGCGCGGGCCCGCGATCGTGTCGCGCGCGGCGCTGGCTTACGACGGCACCGTCGATGACGCGACCAAGATCACCACCAAGATCAGCCAGCTGGCAGCCCTCGGGATCATCGCCCGCGACACCGCCTGATTGCTTCAGCCATGCCGTTCCGTGACGGCCCGGCGCGGCACGCCTCCCTATATCCTTTTCCCGGAGATCCCCATGACCCTCACCCGCAACCCGTTCGACGCGGGCGGCTATTCGCTCACCGAGATGACGCAGGCCATCAACATCCTGCCCAATCTCTACACCCGCCTCGGCCAGATCGGCCTCTTCCGCTTCGAGGGCGTCACGCAACGCTCCATCGTGATCGAGCAGCGCGAGGGCGTCCTCAGCCTGCTGCCCTCGGTCCCGCTCGGTGCCCCCGCCACTGTCGGCAACCGTGAGCAGCGCTCGATGCGCAGCTTCGCGCTCCCGTGGATCCCGCATGACGATGTGATCCTGCCCTCGGACATTCAGGGCATGCCGGCGCTTGGCGTCTCGGACGCCGCCGATCCGCTGGTCGAGGTGATGAACCGCAAGCTCACGCTGATGCGGCGCAAGCATGCCCAGACCCGCGAATACATGGAGATGAACGCGCTGCGCGGCATCGTGAAGGACGGCGCGGGCACCACGCTCTACGACTACTTCACCGAGTTCGGACTCACCCAGATCTCCGTCGATTTTGTGTTCGGCACGGCCGGCACCAATATCCAGGGCAAGGTGCGCAGCACCCTGCGCGCCATCGAGGACAATCTGCTGGGCGAGACCATGACCACCGCGCATGCGCTGGTCAGCTCGGAGTTCTTCGACAAGCTGATCAGCCACCCCAAGACCGAGGACGCCTACAAGTTCTACTCGGCCACTGGCGGCCAGCCCCTGCGTGAGGACATGCGCCGCGCCTTTCCCTTCGCGGGCATCCTCTTCGAGGAATATAACGGCTCGGTCACGCTCTCGAACGGCACATCAGAGCGCCTGATCCCCGCGGGGGAAGGCATCGCCTTTCCCCTCGGCACCTTCGAGACCTTCACCACCTATGGCGGACCCGCGAACCTGCTGGAGACGGCCAATACCGTGGGTCTGCCGCTCTATGCCCGGCAGATGATCGATGCCAAGGGCCGCTGGATCGATCTGATGACCGAAGGATCGATCCTGCCGGTCAACAAGCGCCCGCGGCTGGCGATCCGCCTGCACAGCTCGAACTGATCGGTAAGGCCATGTCGATCTTCGCCCTCGCCATGGACACGCTCTTCGGCGATCCCAACATCGCCCGCGATGCTGTCTATATCTCGGATGTGGGTGCGCCCCGGCTCATCCGCGTGGTCACACGCCGCGCGGACGACATCTCCAACTTCGGCGACGCGCGGATCTGGTCGGAGACCACGCGCGTGGATCTGCGCGTGGCCGAGGTGGTGCAACCGCGCCCCGGCGACCGTCTCGAGATGGATGGTGAGGCGTTTCTCATTCAGGGCGAGCCGGTCCGGGATCGTGAACGGCTCGTCTGGACCATTGACCTCAGGCCTGCGTGATCTCCATGAAGCTCAAACTCGACATCACCCCCGATCTGGCCGCGATGATGGCCGCCGAAATCAAGGCGGGCGAGAAGGCCGTCACGGCTGCCACGCGCGAGGCCGGGACCAGTCTCAAGACCGCATGGCGTGGGCAGATCACCGGCGCGGGGCTGGGTCAGCGGCTGGCGCGCACGATCCGGTCACAGCAGTATCCGAAGGGTCAGCCAAGCCTGAACGCCGCCGCTCTGGTCTGGTCCAAAGCGCCCGACATCGTCAGCGCCCATGACACCGGGCCGCTGATCCGCTCGAAAACCGGCTTCTGGCTGACGATCCCGACGGCAGCCGCCGGCAAGTCCCGCCGTGGCGGCCGGATCAGCCCGGTCGAATGGGAACGCCGTACGGGTCTGCGCCTGCGCTTCGTCTATCGCCGGACAGGCCCAAGCCTGCTGGTCGCCGAAGGGCGGCTGAACAAGGGTGGCCGTGCGGTGGCGTCACGCTCGAAGACCGGGCGCGGGCTGACCACCGTGCCGATCTTCCTGCTGGTGCCGCAGGTCAAGCTGCCGAAACGGCTGGATCTCGACCGTGACACCGCGCGGGCACATGACAGCATGCCGGGGCTGATCGTGGCGAACTGGGTGGACGGACGGCGAT